TCTTGTTTGAGCAAGAAGTCATTGAGTTTGACGAAAAGGGCGCAAGCAACATTGGCGAAGCGGCAGGCGGATATAACAAAGGTTATTTAGTGGTTGCAGGTATTCACGCAAAACTACGCGCTGCTTGTGAACATCTACGCAAAAAAGGAATTACTGTTGTATTTTTGGCACACACAGGCGTGGTTAAAATGAAAAATCGACCCGAAGGTGGCGAGTATGTTGCCTACTCATTGGATATGCACGAAAGAAGCAGAGCTATTTATGTCAGCTCTAGTGATGTTGTTGCGTACTTAAAAGCCCGTGATTTTGTCAGCGGTAATGAAGAAAACAAAAAAGGACAAACAACCAAATTCGGGCGCGTAACCAATACTGGCGAGCGTGTCCTGATTACTAGCAGTGACGGTACTATTGGCTATATTGACGCAAAAAACCGTTACAACCTCCCCGATGAGATTGAAGTAAACAAGGGCGAAAACCCTTTGATTGCTTTAATCCCTTTTTACAACCAACAATAAACCTTTTTTAACAACAATGACCAATCGGTCATAGGAGATACATCATGTCATTTTGGCAAAAACAAGACGGTTCGCAAATTGAATCAACAACAACCTTTGAAGCAGGTGGTGGCGATATTCAACCAATCCCGAACAATACCGCGTTAATTGCGGCAATTGAAGAAGCAAAGTGGGCTGAGTATGACGGCGAACATTATATCAATTTGAAATGGCGTGTTATGCGCCCTGCTGATTATGCTAACCGCGTTATTTTTCAAAAATTAAAAGTGTTTAGCGAAAAGCAAGGCGACAAAGCCAAGCAAATGCTTGCAGCGATTGACGCGAATTGTGGCGGTAAACTAAGCAAGCTCACAGAAACACCCGAAGATATGCACTTGATGACCGCGCTTGTTGGTAAGCCAATGGCCGTTAAGGTGCAAATATGGGATATTAACGGCAAAACAGGAAACTGGATTAGTGCCGTAGCACCTGCTAAACAACAAGCACCACAGGCGCAAGTGGCGCAAGTTCAGGCGCAAACACAGCGCAAAGCTCCTGCACCTGTTGCGCCTGTCTATGACCCTTTAGACGATGAAATCCCTTTTTAATCTAACCAACTAACCACACCACTAGGCGCAGCAATGCGCCTTTTAGATAAGGATTTATTTTCATGTACAAAGTGAAAACCGAAGATTTACAAAAAGTTATTAGCTTAACTTTAACTGCTGAACAGCTAGAAACGATTGCCTGTGCATTAGAAATGCACTGTATTTGTTTGGCCGAAGAGAACGACGCTGATTTAGAGTGTGCGGCCAATGCACAAGAGGCCATTATTGACGTGTTTGAATCTAATTTTGGCGAGGATGATGAAGGATATGATTGCTATCAGTTATCAGTTCCTGAATTGCATATAAAAACAAATTCAGACCTGCCTGAGCATATAGAGCTTGAGTATGTAACGAATGGACATCAAGGAGGAGATTCGGGACATGGGGGATATACAACGCTAAAAATACAAGCAGGAAGTTGCGGTGCTAAAGTATCACTAACTGGTTACACTGATTTTGAAGTCGATGGTGGAGAAGAAATAGAAATAACAGTAAGAGGAGACTGGGAGTCTAGCGGCTTTGCTGAGGCATTTATTGCCCTTGGTAAAGAATTATTAGAAAAAACAAAAACCACTTAAACCAACCAAAAACGCGCCCCAATGTGGGCGCATAGGAGAAAGTCAATGACAACACAACAACCTCAACAACGCACACCAGAATGGTTCAAACAGCGCAAAGGGCGCATTACTGGCAGTGTAGTAGGTGCTGCTTTAGGCGTTAATCCATACATGACACCCGATGCACTTATCAGACGTTTAGTGCGATTATGGCATGGCGCGGAGTCGGAGTTTAACGGTAACATTGCTACCGAGTACGGCACATTACACGAACCAATTGCAATCATGGATTACATAAATAAGACTGGTTGCGTTATTGATGAAGTCGGCTTTATTGTGCATCCTGAGCATGAATGGCTTGGCGCGTCCCCCGATGGTATTGCAACAAACCTACATGACCAAAAATATATTCTTGAAGTCAAATGTCCGTTTGGGTTACGAAACGACCTATTACCTGAGTTTAAGTCTTTAGAACAACAACCGCACTACTACGCACAAGTACAAATTGAAATGGCCTGTACTGGCATTAAACAAGCTCACTTTTACCAGTGGAATAAATACGGCGACTCACTAGAGATTGTCACGTTTAATCAAGAGTGGTTCGATGATGCCATCATCAAGCTATTAGCTTTTTATAACTGTTTTTTGTCAGAGATTGATAACCCCGAACATCTAAATGACATTGTAAAAACGATTGAATCTAAACAAGCTACCGCGCTATTGTCAGAGTATGACCAACTTGGCGAGACAATCGACAACGCCACACAACGCCAAAAAGAGATTATTGTCGAATTAGCCAAGATTGCCAACAACAAAAACGCAGTCATTAACGGGCGCAAGTTAAGCCAAATCACACGACAAGGCGCGATAAGCTACGCTAAAGCAATCAAAGACCTTTTACCAAACGCCGACCTTAGCAAGTATCAAGGCAAGCCGACAACCTATTGGAAGTTGGGGTAATGTTATGCAATTACGCCCCTATCAACAAGACGCTGTAGATAGTGCTATCGCATGGATGCGTAAAAGTACCGAACCCGCGCTTTTAGCGTTAGCCACAGGCGCGGGTAAGAGTCAGATCGCCGCTGCGATTGCTTTTTGGATAACCCAAAAAACAGGTAAAAAGGTTTTGGTTTTACAGCCGTCCAAAGAATTGACTTCTCAGAATTTTGAGAAATATCTAGCCACGGGCGAAAAGGCCAGTATCTTTAGCGCAAGCGCAAACAGTAAATGCACCCGTCACAATGTTGTCTATGCCACACCTAAAACCGTACTGAATAGCATTAGCCGCTTTGGTGATGCTTTTGCGTGTGTCATTGTTGACGAAGCGCACATGACAACCCCGACCATAAAACAGATTATTGCTCACATTGCCTCTAAAAACCCCATGCTTAGAGTCATTGGCATGACTGCCACACCTTACCGCATGGGGACGGGTTACATCTATCAATACGATGCCACAGGCGAAAAGGTTGGCAAGCTAGACACCGATGAAACAATAGACGCTTATTACCACAGCCTACTCTACAAGATAAATACACGCACCTTAATTGATATGGGCTTTTTGACTCCTGCTCACACTGATACCACAGCATTACATTACGACACCGACAATCTAACCATTAACAAGATGGGCAATTTTGACGCGAAGCAAATAGAACAAGCCTTTGAGGGGCAAGGCCGCCTTACATCTCAGATTGTCGCGGATGTGGTACAACACTCACAAGGGCGCAAAGGCGTTATGTTGTTTGCATCTACTGTTAAACACGCACAAGAGATATTAGACAGTTTACCACCCGACAATAGCCGCATGATTGGCGGCGATGTCAACATGGCCAAAGCTGAACGCGAAAAGCTAATAAACGATTTTAAACAACAACGGTTTAAATATATTGTCAGTGTAGGCACATTAACCACAGGTTTTGATGCGCCTCATGTTGACCTTGTAGCGATTTTACGCGCTACAGAATCCGCGTCATTGTTTCAGCAAATCATCGGACGTGGTCTTAGATTGTGTGACGGCAAAGAAGATTGCTTAGTATTGGACTATGCAGAAAACATAGAACGGCACGACCTGAAGGATGATATTTTTAGCCCAAAAATCACAACAAGCAAAGCAAAATCTAGCGGCAGTATTGACTCTGAATGTGAATGGTGCAAATTTACTAACCAGTTTGCAGCACGACCAAACGTCGATAAATTAGACATAGACAAGCAAGGCTTTTTTTTAGACCTTGCAGGCAATCGCATCTTGACAGAAGATAACCAGTTATTTGCAGCGCACTTTGGCAGACGATGCAATGGGTTTGTAAAGTCAGTTTTAGAGCGTGGCAAGCTGGACAGGTGCGAGTTTAGGTACGCATCTAAAACTTGCGAAGAGTGCAGCCATGAAAACGACATAGCGGCGCGTTATTGTGAATCTTGTAAAGCAGAGATTGTTGACCCCAATGATTCCCTTACCGCACAATTTGACACCGTTAAACGCGACCCATACGCACTATGTACCGAAGAAGTACGCTTTTTTAGCGTTAAGAAAGGTAAAAGCAAAGCGGGTAACGATATGCTGATTTGCGAGTATTCAACAGATAATAGCAACTTTAGAGAGTACTACACCGCCAATAGTGACAGTAAACGTGTAATAAGAAAATGGACTGACATAAACGTTGCTATTTTTAGTGGTACAAAAGGAACTAATTATTGTGCAACAGTCGATGATTTTATAAAGCAATACACAAACGAAATGCCTGACACAGTAACCTACCGTAAAAACAAAGAAACAGGTTATTATGATGTTTACGGACACAACAAACCAATAAGCGATTACAGATAATGAAAATACCACAATGGCTAAAAACCTTTGGCAGTATAGATTTTAGAGGTGATTGTCCACGGGAGGACGCGGAGCTAATGACTTTTTTTAACGAGTTAAAGCGACTCTATCCGCACCTATCAGCAATAGCAATACATCCCGACAATGAAGGGTTAATCATTGGCACAGGCCATAACGCGCACATTAAACAAAAAGCTAAGGGCTCAATTAAGAAAGGTGCATCCGACATTATTATTGTGGGTAATCCTACTTTTGTTTGTGAAATGAAACGTAAAGACCACACTAAAAGCCAGTGGCAAGATGGACAATTAGAGTTTTTAGAAGCAAGCAAAAAGAACGGCGCGTTTGTGTGTATTGCACTTGGGTATGTTGCCGCACTTCTAGCAGTCGAAGAATGGCACGACAAATAAAAAAACATAACCCAATAAAAAGCCACTAATCAAAGTGGCTTTTTAATACAATGCGGCGGTTGTGGGTAGTTAAACAAGTGTCCATTTATGACAATATCCAATTCTGTCGAATTCGACGGAATTAGAATCCAATTCCCCCGAAAAATGGGGTATTAAAACAAAATGACTCATGTTCGTTTTTTTGCGTTTTCTTAACACGTCAACTCACTCATGTTAAATAAAACGCCATTTTCTTAACATGAGAGTATGAATTTTAGACAATAAAAAAGCCCCAATTATGGGGCTTAGTTTGTATGACAGATGCCTTGACGCAGAGCTGTTTTTTTAATGCGGGTTATTCAAGACGACCGCAAAAACATACAAATATCGTGACGGGAATCGAACCCGCGACTCTCAAGTGCATCAGCATTGCACCATTTAACGCGACTCTACCACTGAGCTACACGACGAAATAATTGTACAATAAAAAAGCCCATATTTCTATGAGCTTCTTTACCCCAACCCATGCCCTACGAGCCGACAACAAGAAATATAGTAAGATTCATTCTCGTATTGACTCGCGCTTATCCGCTAAAAACAGACCTTCACCGTTTTTTAGTTTCGGGCAAAACGAGTATATCATTTCTTAAACTTCAAAGTACGCTTGTAGTAATTCAGCGCGTAACTGTAGTTTTGTAGTGCAAACTTCTTGCACCACGCCATGAAGTCATCACAGTCTATACCCATGAGCGCACAGGCTTCGCGCACTGTCATTTGTTGGCCTGTGTAGATAATCATAATCCCCTCATGTAGCAGTAGCGGTCAAATTCGTTTTGTGCGTAGCGATTCTGGCGCATGAACACCTCAAAACGTTGCTTGTTTAGTTTTAGTTTATCGCTAATTTCGGTTAGCAAATACCGCTTGCCTTTATAGATAACAGTAGCGTTTTTAAACGTCAAGATTGGCTTATCTATCGTGCGTTTAGACTGTTGATAGACAATGTATGCCTCGAAGCCTTCCTGCTCGTTTAAACCACGTTTAACGCGCCAAGCATACATCGCCTCACGACTAAAGCCTTGAGCATTGCAAGCATCGCCCAAGCACGTTAAAACGCCATTAACAGTGACGAATCGCTCTCTGATACCCATTGTATATGGTATGTTGTTTCGCTCTAATGCGGCCTTGATGCCGTTCTTGCTATGCCCTGTCACCTTCGACATAGAGTTAAGGCTTAAACCTTGAGCCGCCAGTTCAGTTATTGTTTTTAGGTCAATACCGCAACCGTTGAAAAATGCCATGTTATCCCCGCTTATATTCTATTTTGTGTTTTTTAAGATAAGTGCAGATAAATCCGTGGTCACGCTCTAAGATGTGAGCAATACCAGTTGACCTATGACCGTCAGCAGCTAGTTTTTTGACAAGCTCTAAATCCATAGGCCGATAGGGTCTAGATGGTTTGAACGCATCATCCATACTCATGCCTTTATGCAGTCTAGCCGCTATAGTGTGCGGATTAAGCCCCATTAGCTCGACACGACACCTAATTGTCATGTCGTGATGTTGTACTGGCTTTGTGAGTGCTTCTTGAAGGCTCAAGCCACGACCAAGCCGACTCATAACAGTGTTGTATTTAATGTTGTGCGCTATTGCCTGCGCTTTAATTGTTTGCATAAATCACCCAGAACATGACGCATAAAGTAAAATAAGGATTATCAGCACGACAAGTGCAAACGCTTTACTGTCGCAGTTTGGCCTGTTGTTAAATGGATTCATTCTTTACCCCCTAAAC